TTAATTAGTTCCTGTAGTTAAATTAGAAAAGAAAGATTTAATCTTTGCCCAATTTTTAGCGTTTTGTTCTTTACCTTCTTGCCAAGATGTCTTTTGAAATTCTTTAATATCTTGCCATTCATTTTTTAAAGAATTAGATACTTTAGAAGGCACTTCACCTAAAGTTGTAACAAGTTCACTTGGTGTTACAGTTTTGTTTTCATCTGCTAATGACTCAGCATACATTTGAAAACTAAATGCTAAAACTAATAAAATTAGAAACAATAGTTTCTTCATACTTTTCTCCCCATAGTTTTAAAGTCCTTGGCGTCAACCACCATATAAGGACCTTTGTTGTATGCCACACTAATTGTCTTGCCAGCAGGAAGTTGTGTAGCATAAACTCTCTTTGCTGTACTACCACCGATATTATTACTGCACGGTATAGGATAGTCTGTTTTATACATTGACAAGTCTAAAGTTTCACCACTAGATTTGATATTAGGTCTTTTAAATTTACAAACCGTTTCAAACGTAGTTTTGATACCTTTAGATATTAACCACTTATAATGGTCTAGTCTTATTTTGTATAGTTCTTTTTTTGTCTTCATTAAAAATCTTTAATAGAAGTTGGTATAGAATCTGCTCTTACTTCAGCAAATGATCTACCGAAAATCTTTTGATAAAAAGTTTCTCTCGGTTCTGTAGTTAAGTAACAAGATAACAAGTTCTCAAAATTAATATCAACATTAGAGTAATACTCTGGATGTTGTTTTTTCAGTTCTATGTGATCTTTGAAGAATTGAATACGATTAGTATAATAATCTACCTCTTTTTCTTCAAGTGTATCTTTTTTTGATAAAGCAATATCTTTATCTTTTGCAACGTAAAACTCTTTAAACAAGTTTTCTTTATCGTATCTAAATGACATATATTAGTCCTTTCATAGTTTTTGTTAGTTTATTCATTAATAGTATCATAAATTGATGTATTTGTCAAGCTATTAAAAATTCGCATATTTACTGTGTTTTTGTGCATATTAATCGTCCGAGGATGACCGAGGATTGACGATTCGACCTGTCCACGTGTAGTTCATCACTTACTTTTTTCTACTTTTGGTTGAATTAAACTTATCTATAATATCACTAATTAACGACCCTAATGATAAGGTTAAAAACAAGTAAATCTCACCTGCATAAGTGATAGCAATAGCAAACATTAATATAATTAATATTAGTATTGTCCATTCCATATTATTTACCCTCCACTTCAAGTTCTAATTGTGTATGTATATCTGATTGTGTTTTTGCCCACTCATCAAACTCATCAACTTCTTTTTGAAGTTTATCTCTATATGTAATTAAGGTATCTTTACAATCTAAAGTTCTACCTTCATCTAATTGATCTACTGCTAAATTTAGTATATCAATTGTTGCGATTGTTTCTATCATAGTTTCTCCTTTGTTAAATTCCTTCGCCTGATGTATATGGTGTTTTTAAAACTTCTTCAGCATCTGAATCAAGTTCTACATATCCTTCTTCTTTTGCATAAGGATCCGATAAATCATAAACCACTTTAGCAACATATTCTGTATCACCACTATCTGAATAATTAGCGTCAACCATATAAGTTTCAACACCATCTTTTGTTTCAGTTATCTCGTGGTTAATCTGTGAGTGGTCAATACCACATTCACTAAATTTTACATCTGCCTCGTCTTTATCATTTGCTAATACTTCTTGTTCAATCACAAGTGTATAATAAGTTTTCTTTCTGTATAGGTTTTTACCTACATCTTCTTTAAAGTAACTTATGTTTGTATCAATTGCCATAGTATAGTCCTCCTAATTATTTGTTATCTTCACTACTCATTAATAAAACAATATAGTGAATTGCTTTTAGCAAGTCTTTTCTATTCTTGCCTTGTTTCTTACCGTATCTACATAGATACTTAATTGCATTTGCCTGGCAGAAATCTTTATCAATACCTAATTGTCTTAGCATATCTTGTACTTGAAAACCATCTTTAGTGGTACTGTAATGTTCACCATAAGTTGATTTTATATAATCTGAAATTTCTTTTATAATTTTATCTTCATTGTATTTCATAATTAACTCACTTTCTTGTTTAAGTTTTCAAACGAATATTTTTCTGTAATATTTGGATCGAAGTCATATTTAAAAAACTGTCTTGTGTTATATCTTTGACCATAATCGTTAAATAAATTATCAGTATCATTAATTAATGTTTCTTCACCGTAAACATCTTTATAAGTTTCATAATATTCTTTATCTGATAAAATTTTTACAATCGTTCTATTTTGAAAATTTGTTGCTTCTTCTTTGTAATTTTTATCACAATAGTTTTTGATTTTATCTTTAAAAGACATTAAAGTCGGTACTAAATCTGCTGACACATTTCTAAAGATAGTTGAATAAGAATAAAAGTATGGGTCATACTTTTGACTAGAGTCATAATATTCTCTACCGTAAACTAAATGATATTTCATATTTGTATTACCCATTTAAACTATAATAAATTACATCATCAATGTTGTGTTCATCAATATCTAACATATTTACATTATCAACATTTAAGATTTCTTTTTTTGCCTTGTCTTCATCAATTTGACCTGATTTCATACAAGCAATTATTTTGTCAACTTGATTTTCTGCATTATCTGAATAGTATTGTTTAGTTTTAGACATAGTGTTTTTCTCCTTTGTTCATCATTAGTATATCAAAAATTTGAAGCAATGTCAAGTAGTTTCTTTGTCTTGCCTCTTGTATTCTTTGTTTTAATGTTTTATTCATACTATTATAATATCATACCTAACCTAAAAGTCAAGCATTAAAAAACGTTGATTTTATTGACTTTTTAAAAGAACAAAGAGAGAACACCCTTTATTTCCAATGATTTTTGACCCATTCTATGGTATTTTTGTCGTATGATTCGTGTGGATGTAAGTCTATTAGTTCGTGTGGATTAGGTTTACCGTGAAATACTGCGATTTTAGTACCACTCTTTCTTTCAAGTGTCCATTTTTCTCTATGAAACCTAGGTGATTCTCTATCAAACCATTTTGCTGAAAAAGTCCACTCATCTGGATATGCTTTGTAGTAAGTTGTTTTCTTTATTGTCTGTGATATGACATTTTGATCACCTTGTAATTTATCAAAATTCTTTTTATCTTTCTGATATTCTTGCCATACGTATTTTGTCATAATATCATTGTTAAATCTCATAACACTAGAATTAAATAGTTTAGTTGATTTATTAAAATCATTCATACCTATAAACTTTGTATCTTTTTCATATTCAATAAAACAATCAATGTTTTCTAATATCACTACATCTAAATCTAGGTAGAAACAAGTACCTTGTAGATTTGCCTCTGGACTAAACAATGTAAGTTTGTTCCACCAACCTTCGTATGTATGAAAAGGTAACTTTCTTATTTCTACGTTTGCACCTGGTACTAACTTGTGCATTTTAACGTGATCAGTATAAATGATAAATTTGTGTGGTATGGTTAAATGTCTTTCAACCATATTATAAAGGACTTTTACGTAATCCGTTTTATACTTATTGCCCCAATATAAACATACTACATTAACCAGTTCCATATCGCCCTTAATGCTAGTAATAGATACATAAACTCCATCAATGCTCTAGGTATATCTTTATCTTTGATACCCATATAAATCCATATACTACAAGAAAATGTGGCAATCGCCCATCCAATCCATTGTGTATCAGGATTTGCATTTGATAAAACAAACGCACCTATCATTGCTAATAAAAAACCTAACCAACGCCAACCATCTATCTTTTTATAATATCTAATTTTCATTTTGTTCTTTTAGTATTTTATATGCTGTACCGTTTTCTATTTCTTTTATTGTAAACTGATTTTCTGCAACAAACTTTAACCACTCTTCCATAGTCTTACGACCAGGTCTTAATGGTTTTTTTATTTTACTTATATCTCTACTTGATACAGGTCCCATTATACTACTACCTTCAGCAAATACAGGTACCATATTCATTAGGGCATCAACACCAGATAATGACATATTTGTAACTAAACAATGAGCATACTTTAATTGATCTTTAATATCTGTTTCCCACCATTCGTTACCTGGTCTAGGTTTATTTCTAAAGACAATAGGCATATCTGTATGTTTTTTAATTTCTTGTTTTGCAATTTTTACCCATTCGTCTTGTGATATACCATTCATATGAAACGTTACAGTTTGTGATGACGGACAGAGCAAAATATGTTTAGTAACACCTGTATTCCATCCCTTAAATTCTGCGTCAATTCCTTGATGACGTAAGTATTCTAATCTTTGACCAGTACCTACTCTACCATAATTTGTATGTATACCACCTTTACATATTCTAAAATAAGTTTTATCATAATCGTGTATTATAGGACTAGGGTATCTAGTTATTTGTTGTGTTAAGTAACCTACATCTATATACCACCATTCTTCTTTTTTATTCATACACTCTTTTATTTTAGATACATTATTTCCACCTAATCCCCAAAAAAAGTTTATAGGTTTATCTTCGTCTTGCCAACCTTTTTCAATTGCTGGAAATATTTGGTGTGATAAACAATCTGTTTTAGCTAGTTTGTGTGTTATTATCATATTTGTCAACTATTCTCTTTGCTGTTCCGTCTTGTATTTCTATCATAGAAAATTGATTTGCTAATAAACTATCTATCCATTTGTTAACTAAATCATTATCTCTTATGTATTCTTTTTCTATATCATCATATTTAATTGATACAGGTTTACACATAGATACATCATTACAAATTACAGGTATACCTTTTAATATGGCAGTAATACCAACTGTAGATTGAAATGTAACAACACAATGTGCTTTATGTAAATCTTCATCTAGCGGTCTAGTGTCTGTTTTATATCTAATATTAATACTTCTATCTGTAAACTTTCTGATTTTTTCTTTTGTCTTTCTTATCCATCTATCTAAATCTGTAATTTTATAATATCTACAAACTGCTTCTGTAGGTGGTATGATTAATATATCTTTACCTTTTCTTATATCTTTTAATCTAAATGTTTCTTTAAACTGTTTATACTTTTGTATTCTGTTTCTATCTTCATCATTTAATTCAACAATTTTGTTTAGATTTTCACCATTTTTAGTTATTCTATATGATTGTATATCTGATATGTGATTACGTTTGTGTCCGTGTGCTTTAAAAAAATAAGCGTGATCAAAATAATAATAGTTTAATCCTAATTGTTTACATTTGTACAACCAATTTTCTGTGCCTCTTAAAATACCAAATACTGCAACATCATTTTTTTCTTTTAAAAATTCATTCATATCAAAACCAGGCCATATAGATTGTTCAAATGGTCCTACGTGATATCCTCCTTTTAATTGAGGATTCCAAAATTTACCACCTTCGTTTTCAACAAAAGGTCTTACAACATTGTCTAATACAACTCTAGTACCAAAACCAACTAACATTACAAATCAACTTTATTACATTCATTATAGTTATTAAACCAATCTAAATTATAATCACAACCTTTATAATCTGTAAAATACGGTCCACCTTTTGTATAATGTACGTTCTTTACATCTTCTTTATAATTATATTCACCTACTAACCAATTCCACTCTAAAGGTATTTCACCTATAAGGTGATCACCTTCTAACCATTTAAATTGATGTAGTTCTAAACCACTTGCTCTATTTACATAATTGGGTGTAAGTTGTGTACACTTATTACAATTCATTAACATAAAACTAGACCAGTTCTTTTTAGTATAGGCAGTTTGTACTTGACCTAAAAACTTTGTTTTTTCTTTAGGTACATAATCGTGTTTACATACTTGTACTGCATACTTGTCATCCCTTAATCGCCACAATTCTGCAATATCAGCTTTCATTAACATATCACAATCCATAAACAATGCCCAACCTTGATAGTTCATTAAGTGTGGTATAATAAAACGACTAAAAGAAAATTCAGTTGATGAGAGATTGCCTCTTTCTCTTACAAAGTCGTCTTTTATATTGTTTAATGCAATAGGTGTAATTGCAACAGGTTTAGTCGAGTTTTTTAATATACTATATGAAAGCACATTAAATGCTACTTTTTCTTTATTATCATAACCAATAAAAATATTAATCATCTTAATGACCTTCGTCTGATTTAAATCCGTAATCTGCAACGATACTTAAAATTGCAAAAATTATACCCATTAGTATAATACCCCATAACCCAGCATCTTTTTCTACAAATAATATATGATATAAAAATTCTAATCCGTTCATTGATTAACTTTCTGTCCTACTGTTTCTCTTTCAATATCATTGTGATCAAATTCTGCCCAATACAATTCAAATGCCACACCATCTTCTAATCCTATAAATTGATGAAAGACACCTGGTTTAACTCTTGTAAAATCACCTGCTTTCAAAATAGTTTCATCAACTAAATCATAATCTTTTTGCCATACTTTAACTAACATCTTACCTGACTCTACAAAAAAACCGTTCCATTTATGTTTGTGTTGATGTTTAGAACAAGCAACATCTTTTTTAAATTCTATTCTATGAAATTCTAAAACACCATTTGCGTGTATCAATTCTGTTTGACCCCATATTTTACCTGCTTTCATCTATTTTTCCTCCATTCTGGACTATGTTCATCTTGTTTTCTTTTGCCTTTTCTATGATCTATATATTGATTTAAAATTTTATCTCTTGCCATAATATGACCATTTCTGCCATCACCCTTACTTAATTCTTTATAGTGTATATCTTCTTTGAAATAACGTCTTGTATAATCAAAAGTATGGCAATCTGTCCAATTATCTAATTCAAACACTTTATCTTCCTTATATAGATTTAAATAATAATTAAAAAATGCTTTTGATATTAATTTATTTTCATTAAATGCTAAAAATCCTGTTTCTGTATATTGTTGTGGTCTATCATAAAAAGATACAAAGGTATCATTTGGTAAAAATTCATCAAACCAATCAATAGGTATAGGTTTATCAAACACACAATCTGCGTCTATGAAAAATATCTTATCACCATATTTTCTAGCAGCGTTTTGAGCAAATACTTTATAAGAAAATCTAACTGCGTCTTTAAAAAAACTTTCTACTTTTATATTCTTATTTCTGTCTATAAATTTTTTTAAATCTGGTTCGTGTTCAAATAAATCTAAAAAATGTACATTTTCAAATTTAGGATATTGTTTTATATCATCCTCTACAAAAACATATAAAGGTATCTTTTGATTTGTTATCTCAAATGTTTTTAATAGTTGATGAGCATATTCATCATATAATCTTTTATTAAAAGTTGTAACAAATATCTTATCCATATCTTTTCAAGTCTGCCTGTATCATATCATCAATTAAACTATCTAAATTGTGTTTAGGTTTCCATAACAATTCTTTTTTTGCCTTACTAGAATCACCTACTAGTAAATCAACTTCAGCAGGTCTTACAAATTTAGGATTTGTTTTTATAATATAATTTCCGTGATTATCTAAAAATTCATCACCATTATTATAAAAATTAATTTCTAATCTATTTAAACACTTTTGTATAAAGTCTTTTATTGAATATGTTTTGCCTGTTGCAATTACATAATCCTCTGGTTTATCTTGTTGTAACATTAACCACATTGCCTCAACATAATCTTCAGCGTGTCCCCAATCTCTTTTTGAATCTAAATTACCTAACTCTACAGGTTTACCGTTTTTCAACCAATGTACTAAACCTTTTGTAATCTTTCTTGTTACAAATTCTTCACCTCTCATAGGACTTTCGTGGTTAAATAATATACCTGAACAAGTAAATAGATTATAACTTTCTCTATAGTTTACAGTTAAATAATGTGAATATGCTTTAGCACATCCATATGGACTACGTGGATAAAATCTTGTTGTTTCTTTTTGTGGATTTTCTGTTACTTTACCATACATTTCACTTGTGGATGCCTGATAAAATTTTATGTTTGGA